ACTAGCAGATTCCTATAAAGACGCTGCATCTATCCGTGAAAGGATGCGGCGCCCTGGAGGCGTTTACCCTGGCGAAACCGGGGAAGCGATATCTTTGCCAAGCGATTGCACTACCGCGCTGCGAGAATGGGACCACAAGGCCGCTATATGGGTGATGGGTTTCGGGATTGTATCCAATGAGATACAGGAACGAATGATTAACTACAGCAAGTCAAAGCAGGCAATAGTGCTGCCCATGTTTAGCGATGATAGAATAGTTGGGTACCAATCCAGAAAATTTCCCGAGAGTGTGCCCAAGTATGTCACACACAAGTTAAAGGGTATAAGGCACTATGACGTTATAAAGTGCCATAGCAATTTAGCAGCGGGAACGCTTGCCATCTGCGAGGATTATATTTCGGCAGTGAAACTAGCGCGTTTCGCAGATGTTCTATGTTGCTATGGGACCAGCGTTGCTGTAAATCCCTCTACCCTGGCATGCTATAATAACGTGGTGCTATGGCTGGACCACGACAACCGGCAAGTAATCCGAAAGGAACTAGATGCTTTCTATTATATCAGGCAATTTTGCGATGCTTGCAGAATAGTCAAAACAGGTGACGCCAAGCGACAATCTAACGATGCTATAAAATCAGAATTAGGGATTATATGACGATTACCGAAAGTGTTCTATTAACGCTATCAAATAGCGATGATTATCGAGCCTTCAGGAAAGCATTAAAAAACGGAATGCTTCCTAAGGAATCCATGGACCTTATAAAGTTACTGGGGGATTATTATGCAGCTGAAGGATGTTCGGAAATTGATTGGAAAGGTTTTCACAATTGGATTCAGTTGCGGCATAGTAACCATGGGAGCATTGGGGAATTTAATGCAATCATGGGGCACTTCATTGAATCCGGTAATTGCAATGGGGATGCAAATGATAGTGTTTATCAGTTGCTATTGGATAGGGCTCGCGCTGTCGAACTCTCCGAAATTGCGTTAGACATAGCCGAGGGAGGCTCTACCTCGTGGGACGCTGTGAAAGATGCCCTAGAACGCTATATAAGCGATTCTAAGGCGCTTTCCAGGGCGATGAGTAGGACGGTGGCGGGTACAGAGGAAAACCTCCTAGAGACGCTCACAAGCGTAAAATCGAACACAGGCATGAAATGGTGCCTTCCGACCCTTGACAGGATGCTGGGAAGGCTGTCTAGTGAACTGGTGTTCGTGGCAGCACGCCCTGACGGCGGGAAGACTACGTTCCTCGCCCATAACGCTTGGAACTGGGCAAGTCAGACACCCGAGGGGAAGTGTGTGTTATGGTTCAACAATGAGGAAAGCATGACCAAGGTCCAGCGCCGCGTATGGTGCTCTGCCTTGGGGAAGCATGAATCCGAGATTCTGGAGGATATAAACGGTTCAAACCTTGAATACAGGAAAATAGTTCCAAACGGTCGAATTGTTTATATAGACGATGCAGATGATGTTTCCGTTGTAGAGGCTGCACTTAATAAATACAGCCCATCGGTTATTATCATGGACCAGTTATATAAAATCCGGGGAATGGAAACTAAAAGCAAGGAAGGCAATGACGCTGAACGATTCAGGGCATTATGTAACTGGGCAAGGGATATAGCCAAGCATGTAGCACCTGTAGTGGCTACTAATCAGCTGGATGGGTCAGCTGAAGGTGTTATGTACCCTACGATGAATATGCTCTACGGGTCAAAGACTGGTGCCCAGGGTGAAGCAGATATTATATTAACTATCGGGAGAATACCTTCAGAAAACGATAAGAGATTTATACATACTCCGAAGAATAAAGTTACTTCCTCTGATGAGCAGAGTATAGTAATTCTTGATAGATTCCGTGCCAGATACTACGATTATGCTGCTGGTAATGGTTACTGATATAGGAATATATTACTTATGATATATAATATAAATAATCTATATAATAATATATATAATAATTATAATATTATTGATATAGAAACTAACTTAATTACTAAAGAATTTAGTATATATAAACAATCACCTAAGTTTATACTTGGTGGTGTACTTCGTAAGGATTCTATATCCAGGCAATACAGGGATATTACCCAGTTCCGGGATGACATAATGGCTGGAGAGCGTGCTCTTGTAGGGCATAATATATCCTACGATATTATAGTTACTGCTTCCCAGGATAAACACTTCAGGGATTATGTTCTTAATAATCACAGGTTGTTTATCTGGGATACTGCAGTATGTGAATACATGCTTAGTGGTCAGACAAAGAAATATCCAAGCCTCAAAGACAGTGCTATTCACAATAACCTTCAAGTCTCAAAAGACGATGAAGTTAGTGAAATGATGAAGGCTGGTATTGACCCTGAGACTATTCTTGAGGTTAATCCTGAATTGCTGGAGAGATACCTTAACTCTGATTTACTGGTAACGGAGGCTTTATTCAGCACCCAGCTAGAAGTACTGAAGAGTTTCGGTAAAGCATTGCTTAACCTTATTCTGCAGCGCCAGTGGTTCCTGTTGAACACCATCCGCATGAGCATAACTGGGATGCCGTTTGACGTAGTGAGTGCAAAGGATGAGAGCGAAGTACTCTCTATTCAGGTTAAGGCTCTCAAGGACTCTATTGAGGCCACCATGGCAGAGGTTATCAATAGCCACACTAGCGGAAACCTGGTGCCGCAGGCTGAGGAAGACGATTACTTCCTGCACACCATGGAGGAACGCTCAATACAAGTAGAGCCTGCTAACTGCAACAGCAACCCACAGTTGCTTGCAGTGTTCTTTGGTGGTGATGTTGAAGTCTCGTGCAATGGCGTGACAGGTGTCTACAAGACTGGAGCGAGGAAGGGAGAGCCTAAGTACAAGACCGTCAGGTTCTCTCACAAGATTCCCGGCTTTCTGCCCTTCACCAGGACAAGCCTCGACGATGCTACGCTCTCTGAGATTGCCAAGGGCGATTACGGTAAGGCGAGCGAGTTGGCAAAGACTCTGCGGGAGTACCGCACGCTAACCAAGAAGCTAGGGACGTACTACGAGCCCTATATTGCTGCCTGCAAGGATGGACGTATCCATTGTGACTATAATCACACGGCTACGCCTACAGGACGAATAACAGCAAGCAAGCCTAATTTACAGAACGTGGAGGGTGACTAACATGAAAGACGTTAAGAAAAAAGAGTTCGTTGCATCTGATTCTTATGAGTACATTAACCCTGTCCTGAAGTTCGAGGAATTCGAGGATGAAGATAAATTCATAAACCTGTTCAAGGCTGCTTACGGCACAATGCCAGCTGTGTTCCATGTGACGCTTTATGAAGCCATGTCAGACGATGCCAAGGTTGAGGTGTGGGATGAGATGCTTGCTATGGCAATGTCAAAGAAACGAGTAAAGGTGAGCGTGAACTAAAATGTCGGACTTTAGCATCAAGAAGTTCTTCAAGCCTGAGCAGCCTTCTGACGAATCCACCGGGGAAAACTTCCTGGTGGAGATGGACTTCTCTCAGCTGGAAGTGTGCGGACTCGCAGAGATAACCAACGATACCGTGCTAAAGAACGAACTAGACAATGGTGTCGATATTCACACGGAGAACGCTAAGCTATGGCTAGGACGTAAACCTACTCCAGATGAGCGCAAGAAGGCTAAGGTGATGACTTTCCAACTCCAGTATGGTGCTGGAGCGTCCAAGATGGCACAGACGCTTGCTATACCTGAGAAGGAGGCTCAAGACTTTATAAAATCTTTTTACAAGAAGTACGAGGCTGTAAATGAGTTTCACAAGGCTTTGTCGGCGGCTAAGCGTATTGCTGAAGCCGACCCTGCTCGTCAGTACATCGCTTTTGACGATCCTGCTGGCAGGGTCTACAAGTTTGTAAAGACTGTAACAGAGGGAGGCCAGCCCTACTTCTCACTGACCCAGATGAAGAACTACCCCATACAGGGATTCTCAACAGGTGCAGTGGTACCGATAGTGGTAAACCTTATCCAAGACGACATACTGAAGACTTTCGAGGGTCAGCATGATTACCCCATACGAATAGTAAACACTATTCACGATTCTCTGGCCTTCGAGGTATACGGTGGCGATAACATAAAACTTCTTTTCAAGATTGTGGAGGATAGCTTTGTAAAATTCCCAAAGTATTTTGAAAGTCTTTTCGATTATGTATTGACAGTTAAATATAACTACGATATAAAGGTCGGAAAAACGTGGTCTGAAATGGAAAAGTTAACTCGATCTGAAGTTCAATCTATTATTTAAGGGTAATAAAATGCCAACTATCTCAGGTTCTGTAGAATCCAAGTCCCGTGACGGTAAATCCATCAAGGTCCAGGGCAACTGGTATTCGTGCTTCCTTCCGGTAATCATCGCTAACGCCAATGTAGGTGACGCGATTACCTTTGAGTACACGGAGAAGCCTTCTGCAGACGGTTCCCGAGTCTATAAGAACATCAAGGGCGTTCCTCAGATTAACGGCGGTGGCGGTGCCCCTTCAGCACCTGCTCACGCGCACTCAAACGGAGGACAGCCAGTGTCCAACAATCGCATCGAAGCCAAGCAGGGTGACGTTAAGGTCCACACCCAGCGTTCTATCGTGCGTAGCCATGCAGTGACTGCTGCCATTGCTATTGTGTCTGCCAACAAGACCCCTGAAGGGTTCACATGGGAAGATATCCTGAATATGGCTAAGAACGTGGAGGCGTACACTTCAGGTGACATGGACTTCTCCGGGGACCAGACCGAATGAAGGCTATCAAGAAGATTGAGAAACGCTTAGAGGACCGTGTTGCAGGGTATGAGGCTCTAAGGAATGCCAAGACCCGCAAGAAGGTCAACGAAGGCACTTACACTAAACCTGGCTCGATGAAGAAGAAAGGCGGGCTGTGAAGTCCCTCCTGATAGATGCGGACATAATTGCCTATCGGATAGGGTTCACTGCTCTCAAGTCATCTTGGGGCGAACAGTTAGCGGTATCTACCTTTCACAATACCATCACTGAAATATGTGACACATTGAATGGAACACCCTCGTTGTACTTTACAGGGAGAGGGCCTAGATACCGGGAGCAGTTTGCTAACGAGATACCGTACAAGCAATCCAGAGAGGGCAAGGAGCGCCCTCTTTTCTTGCCTGAGATGACAGAGTACGCATTCAACGCTTTCCCCTGCTGTGTGTCTAACTCGCAGTGGGGAGAAGCAGACGACCTGATAGCGTGTGCTGCGTACAAGTGTGCGTCTTTCGATGAGTATGTAGTAGTCACGATTGACAAAGACTTGAACATGATTCCGGGTAATCATTATAACCCGGTAAAGAAAGAGTCTTTCTTTATGAGTAAGGAAGACGCCTATATGTTCTTCTTCAAGCAACTGTTAGCGGGGGACAAGACTGACGATATACCTGGCATTAAAGGCATAGGATTAACCAGAGCTTCTAAAATACTAAAGGGCTGCAGTGATAGCCCAGAAAAGGCATTTGACCGTGTTCTTGACACTTACAGCAATCATTATTCAGACCTTTCTGAGGATGAGATAGCAACCATGATTTACAACAGAGCTAATCTTTTATGGCTCAGGAGGACGCATGAGGAAGTCTGGACTCCCCCAATACCTGAATAGCCAGATTCCACCCAAGAAGTACAGGACAAGAATTAAGAGTAAAGGCAGGTTCAGGTCAAAGTTCGAAAAAGACTTTGCAAACTACCTGAACAAAAGCAAGGTAACTTGGCAGTACGAAGTAGATAAATACCTGTACTATCTCCCGATGCTTAACAAGATGCTCTGTCCTACTTGTGGACTGGTTAAGGGACTGATAGAAAGAAAGTACACTCCAGACTTCACGCTGAAGAACGGAGTGCGTATAGAGTGCAAAGGACTCTTTAGTGCGAAGGACAGGGTAAAGATGAGAGCAGTGCTCAAACAGAACCCTGACCTGGACGTTAGACTTGTATTTATGCGTGATAATGTTATAAAGGAATTAGCCGAGAAAATTACTTACACACAGTGGTGTGCAAAGTACAACATCAAGGCGTGTGTGTTTCCTTATGTTCCTGAAGACTGGATTATTTCAAAACACAAAAAGGCAAAGAAAGATGAAAATCAAACCTGAATGTGAAGCGTCTGTAAATGTCTCATACAAGGAAGACGGATATTCTTACTACGATGTAGAGGTAAAAACCACCGCTACTGCGTCCATTGACTACCCGGACATTGATTTTATCGTTCTTACAGAACTGCGAGATGCCCTGCAAAGGATTTCTGTCTTTGGTGACGCCGACTCTTTTGGAACAAGCAAGGTGTCTTTCAAGGACGCACTTACTGTCATGGTTAATTACTATGAGAGCATTGTTTATGACGACTAGGGATAAGCAGCTGGAAGACTGGTACTCCAACCGTCAAGTAAAACTTGTCAGTTGCACTGCTCCTACTGAGGAAGTAAAAAAGCACGCTATCTTCAACGCGGAGCACATGATTGCGTACTGTGCTCGTGTCTCTAATCCTGACAACCAGGGTAACGTAGAGACAACTGAGAGGCTGCTGAACTACCTGATTAAGCATAAGCACTGGTCCCCGTTCGAGATGGTGAATGCATGTATCGAGATTAGGACCACCCGTGACATTGCTAGGCAGATTCTGCGGCACAGG